AAATCTGTAAGTCTTGTGAATTACCAAACCTAATAGCATTATTGTCTGGAATATTTACATCTGCAAATTGTGAGATTCCTGAAGCTACTATAGCATTGTTAAATGTAGCCTTTCCTGCTTCTGACATATCAAGTGTAAGAGCTGTTATTTCAGAACCACCATCATTACCTTTAAACTTCATATCAGCATTGGATTGCATTGATTTTAATTCAAAGTCAGTACCATTCCTTAATATTAATGAACCAATATTAGTTCCACCATCTTTCAATAAGATGTCTCCACCATCTGCATCAAAATTAATATCTCCACCAACATCTAGTGTTAAATCTCCAGCATCTGAAATAGTGGAGCCATTAATTGTAATATCGTCTACTGTAAGCGTTGTTAATGTGCCTAAGCTAGTAATATTTGTTTGCGCTGCTGTTTGTATTGTTCCTGTTAAGTTTCCTGTAACATTACCTTCTAAGTTTGCTACAAGAGTTCCTGTTGTTACTGTAAGATCCCCTGTACTTGCTCCTGTGAAAGAGCCAGTACCCATTAAAAACTTATCTGCGCTTTCATCAAAGCCCATAAATGCATTATTTGAGTCCCCTCTTTCCATAACAATACCCATGTCATGTGAGGGAGAGCCTGTAGTTCCATTTCCTAATTCAATCAATCTGTCTGCGATTACTGAGTTTGTAGTATTTAAAGTAGTTGTTGTACCATTAACAGTTAAGTTTCCACCAATAGTTGTATTTCCTGAGACTGTTAATGCTGTTTGTGTCTGATTAATTGTTACGTTATCACCCATATAGGTTGCAAGATCAGATAATTCTACTTGCTTCATAGTGCCATTATCATTGACTATTACCCTATCTGCATTTGCAAGAGTAGTACTTGTAGCGGAAGTTCCACCGTCTAATAAATTTATTTCCGCTGTAGTTGCAGTAACACCATCCAATAAGTTGAGTTCTGCTGCTGTGGAAGTTACAGTTGTTCCACCAAGTGATAATCCTGTTATATTTGGACTTGTTAATGTTTTGTTTGTGAGTGTTTGTGTAAGCGCACTTTCATCTGCGATTGAAACACTTGAACCCATACCACTATGATTAGAACAGTAGTAGTATAGTAGTCCTGGTGCATCTTGTTCAAATGCTACTTCTGTATAAGCTCCGGCACTTCCTGGGCTTCCTACTTTGTTATATAGTATTGTTCCACTAGATATTTCGGAGCCGCCACCATGAGTTCCATTATCTGTTGCAGAAAATCTAAGTGGGTGATTTGAGTTTGATGAATCTGATTGGTCAAATCTATAGACTACACTTGGAGTTAATTTTGCGATTGCTTGTGTTCCGCCATCAAGTGCATATTTGTTTCCGCCACTACTTACTACCGTCACAGTAATTTTGTGATAATAAGGTGCGCTTGTATTATTTAGTTGTTGCTCTACTGCAAGATCGATTGTGCCATCACTATCTTCATAAGTAGCAGTTATATTTGTTTCTGTGTTGCTAGAGAACATTGCTCCAGCTGTATCTTGTACGACTTCTGATAAGTCTATATTTGCTGTACCATCAAATGATACACCATGAATTGTTCTTGCAGTTTCTAGTGCTGTTGCTGTTGCTGCATTGCCTGTTGTGTCTTGGTTAAGTGTTCCTATTACAAAATCAAGTGTTCCATCTCCATCTTCATAAGTTACTGTAATATTTGTTTCAGTATTACTTGAAACCATTGCTCCAACAATATCTTGTACTTCTTCGGTAGTTTTACCACTAGAACCATATGAAAAAGATCCGTCACCATCAGACAGTACTGCCTGTCCTGATGTTCCATTTCCTGATATATTTAAAGCAGCTGCTCCAACTGCATTATCGGTAATCTTTGCCGCTGTAACAGCATCATCAGCTAGTTTTGCTGTAGTTACATTTGCATCAGTAATTTTTACTGTAGTAACAGCATCAGTGGATAACTGATCAGCAGTTACTTGACCATCATCAATATGTTTTGTAAGTACACTATTTTGTGCAAGTTTTGCTGATGTTACAGCATTTGTTGCTAATTCTGCAATACCTACTGCACCATTTGCTATTTCCGAGCTTCCTACAGCATTTGCTGATATAATGCTAGCTGTTACTGCATTATTTGCTGGAAAAGTATCTACTGGTCGTTTACCTATATATGCCATTAATTACCCCTATGTTTGTTCTAATACCGATACGATTGTATCGACTGAGCTTGCCGTGTCTGAGACTACTTTTATTTTATCTCCTGTCTCTAATACAAGTTTCTGATCGCCGCCTACAGCTACTAATGCTCCACCTTCAAATATCTCTGCATTTTTTACAATAAAAAAGTTTGCAGATGCAGAAGCATCAAAAAATTTAATACTAACTTTGATCGGGCTAGTTGTAGTTGTGTTAGCACAAGTTAGTCCAATAACAGTACTTGTAGTACCGCTACCTACTGTATATACGGCTACTTCAGATGTACCTGTAGAAGCCGCTGCTGCGTTCTTAAATGTATTTGCCATGTTTTTATCCTAATGCGATTGCGAGAGCTACTGCTTCATCAGTATTAGCTTGAACCGCTGTTGTTGTGTCTGTGAATGTAATTACTGTGCCATCTTGTTTTTTCGTATAAAGTTTACCTGCTACAGCTCCAATAGCAAGCTCACCCACATCTAAACCATTAGCTGCGGGATCGTTTGTATTAGTTACATTTCTTTTATGTTTAATTTTATTGTCTGCCATAAGTTACCCCTATGTGAATGTTCCACCATCTATATCTTGATACACAAGAGCTGAACCATTTGAAACTAAAATCTTACCAGATGTTCCTACCGAAGTTAGACCCGTTCCACCATGTGCTGTTCCGATTGCAGTTGCATTCCAAACACCAGTTGTAAGAGTACCAATGCTAGCTAGATTTGAAAGAGTATCAATCGCAGCTTCAATAGTTGCTTCTGTTGTAGCATCGAGAGCATCAACATTTTGTAGTGTTAAAGTTCCAGAGCTATCTGAGAAAGGTGTTGAGTCTCCAACCGTAACACCTGTGTTACCTGTTTCAATATTCGCTTTTAGTACACCAATAGAGCCTGTAAAAACACTATTCGTATCAGTTGCATCTGGAATCATTGTAAACTTACCATCGGAATCATCAAATCCCATAAAGGCTGTCTTTGCTCCAGAACTATTGTACTTCATTGATATACCACGATCAAGGTTATCATCTGAACTTGAAGATCCTAATTCAAATATTGGATCAGCAATCGAAACTGTAGTTGAATTTACAGTAGTAGTTGTACCAGCTACTGTTAAATTACCTGTAACTGTTACGTTATCCCCAAAAGTTACTTCTGAAGTTGTGTGTCCTACTGTTACTGCTATGCCACTTGTTTCGGTAGCAATCTTAAGAGCTCCTGTATCATTTTCAATATATGAATTAGTGCCATCGTGATATAGTTTTAAATCATCACTATCGCCAAGTCTAAGTTCTGCACTATCTGGCATATCCACGTGAGTGGTGGGACTAATTACTCCTGTAACTCCTAAAGTTCCTCCGACTGTAGTATTGCCTGCGATTGCAGTTGTTGAGCTTGCAACAGTTGCATGAGGTGTTAAAGTTACTTGTGCTACAGTTGATCCTGATATATCGTTATTGATAGTTAAGGTATTCGCTGTAGAATTTATAAAGCTCCAGTCATCTCCATTATCATCAGACTCGTCTGCTGATAAAAGAAGTGTAGCTGATTCGCCCTCTGTTGCAGTTACTGATAAAGTATCAGTCGTCATAGCAACATTACCTGAGCCATTTGGTGCAAGTATTAAGTCACCATTTGAATTCGTAGTAGAAATAGTATTAGTATTAATTGTAACATTATCTACTGCTAGTGCTGTTAAAGTTCCAACTGAAGTTACGTTGGGTAGTGTATCAAGTGCTGCTTCAAAGTATGTTTCAAAGTCAGTAAGTGCAACTTGTTTCATTACACCATTATCATTTACAACTAGTCTATCTGCATCAACTAAAGTAGTGGAAGTAGCACTTGTGCCTCCATCCATTATATTAAGTTCAGTTCCAGTTGCTGTTACTTGAGTATCTCCACCTGATGTGCCTAAAAATAGAGCGGCTGTTCTAAGTTCTGAAGTAGATTTATTTCCATCTACTATAAGTGCAGAACTTGCTGTGGTTGTACCATGAGCATGATCCATTAGATTTGTAAAGTAATTTCCGCCAATTACTGTTACAGCATTGGAGTTTGCAGGGTCGCCTATAAATAGTCGCTGACCATTGTTACCTTGAGTTCCAGCTCCCCCTGTAAATGCGAGTTCCCCAGCATTTAGTGACGAGGGTGCGGAATTCCCCGTACTTCTTTTTATTTTAATTATATTATTAGCCATTTAGAATGAGCCTCCATCAAGTTGCATCATCGTTTCGACGTCGCCCCCTGCTCCGGCAAGTGTTTGCCATTGTGTTCCCCTATATACCTTGAGTTCGTCATCATCAGTGTCATACCACAAATCCCCTTCGTTCAATTGTGAACCAGTAGGCTGTGCGGCTTGCATAAAGTAGTCTCCTGAGAGCTCATCTAATGCATCTTGAATATTTGTTGATGACATTCTGCCAGATGGGGCATATACAATATCAGAGGCATTTGCACCTGATATTGCTGTATTCATTGTTAAAGTTGTAGAATCACCAGATATATTGTATTCAGTACTCGTACCTGAAATGGTAAGGGTAGTATTTGCTCCTGGTGAAATCGTTAAGGTTGTTGCCATTTATCGTGTGATTTCCCTGTCAAGTGTGACAGTTCCCTTGATAAGACGAGAGACGGCTGCGTCCCCCGAAGTAAAAACTTCTAAATCGTATACGTATTGTCCTGCAGTTGCGCTGGACGAAGTGGCGGCAGGTAAGTTCATTAACACTTTACCATTTGTTGGCGTAGGTATACTACACGTAAAACTAAATGCAACAGAAGAATCCTCTTCAGACGACCTCGCTTGAGCTCGTGCCGAGTATCCAGTTAAGTTCTTAACTGACCCATCTTCTTTTACTTCAATTTCAATGTTATAGTCTGACCCTTGGTCTACCTCGATGTTATAAGTTGCAGCTGCCATATCTTTATTTTTCTCCTTACTCTAAATTATACTAAAATTAGAGGAGAAAGTCAAGAAACATTTTTTGGCACCTCCTCTAAAATTAAGAGTTATTTTGCGTGTATAGGTTTGACAGTTTGACTTATGTCGTGAAAACGTGGCAGATAGCCACGCCTATTATTATTTTATCTGTTTTGTGGAGGGGTGTAACTACCTCCTGAGAAAGTATATGTAGGTACAGAACTTGAATTATTTGACCTCCAAGTATCATAGTCTGCCTTTACAGTTTTAACAAGATTTAGTGTTCTATCTGATCTTTTGCTTAGCTCTGTTCCTTCTAGAGTTTGATATGCTCGTCTGCTAGTAATAAAATTAGCATCATGCTTATCCGTACATGAGGTGCAGGATAGCTCTGTAAATAAAGCGGCATCTACTAATTTTGCTGCTTCATTCATTAACCCTGCATTTCTTAAAGCGGGCAAAGCTGCGTTCCACTGCATCTTTATTAGTTTTCCTGGGGATACTCTGTACTGCATAAAGCCTATAAAACTATTATCTGAATTCTTACAAACAGTAAAAGTTTCTTTAAACTCTGACGTATCTTTGTAAGGTCGTTCAATATATCGCATATCAATTAGCCCTGCTTTTAATACTTTTTTTGCTCGTTCTAGAGAAAAGGGAAGAAAATCCCAATCAACTAATGCTTCTTTTATATTTGTTAAGTCATTAGCGGTACTCTCTCGTAGATAGACATTTGGTCCCCTTATAAACTCTACACTCATATTGGATCTCCTGGATATTTAGGGTACATGGTATAATTTATTGCCCATGATTTATACTCGTCAGTTTCTTTAAAAGCAGCCCACTCTTCATAAGTAGTTGTTGTAGATTTATAATTAGGCGCTAGTTGTTTATGATGCCCTTCAAATATTTGACCTGTTTTTGCGTTTGTAATCTCGATTCCCATTAATGAACCAGTATCAACTCGCTCTCTCATTGTTATACTTTTCATTCCATAATAGTCCCATGCCCCTGTTAATAACATTTGATTTGCTTCTTTATATATTCCCTGTAGTCTATAATCAGGATGAACTGCGGCAAGGATATGGTCTACATGAGTTCCATACTGATAACATCTATTTATAAATACAGGAGTATCATCGCTTTTCAAACAAAAGAGAGTTGTAGACTCACACCCAGGCATGCCTTCATGATAGGGAGCGTACCATTTACTATCTTTTTGTGCCCAAGACTTTGTAAGGAGCTCTGCTTCTTCATCTGTTAACGCCCAGTCCTCCCAGTCAGCTAATATAGCTTGTACAGCTGCAACATCTGACTCTAATACTCCTCTTGAGTAAAGGGTCGGTCCGTAGTGTCTGCAAGTGCAATTAAATGTACTCATTATTTTCCTAAATCTCCTAAGTTTGTAGCTTGTCCTGTAACTTTTGTTTCCGAGTTACTCTTTGTTATTGTTGCTGTTGCAAGTTTTGAACCATTATTGGAAAATGATATACTGGGGCCTCCACTTGTCTGTCCACTTACTTCTGACATTGTGATATTACCATTTGATGCTGCTGTTCCTTTTATTTGACAAGCAGCCAATGTTGTAGATCCTTGTTTAAAGGTAATTTGTGATGTATAACTGCTATTTGCGTCTCCTCCAAAATAACTACTTCCATCATCTCCTGAAGACCATAACATAAAGGGTACAGTATTAATTACACTAATACCTGCGGCTCCAGTTGCTCCAGTTGCTCCAGTTGCTCCAGTATCACCTGTATCACCTTTATCACCTTGAGCACCTGCTGCTCCTGCTGCTCCTGGGGCTCCATCAACTCCATCAACTCCATCTGCTCCATCAGCTCCTGGGGATCCTGCTGCTCCTGCTGCTCCTTGGTTAGAAGGTGCAAAACTTACTTTAAATTTTGGATTATACTGATTACCTGCGGGGTCTTTAACAAACATACTCAATTCATATTGTGTTGCTCCTGTAAGATTTCCATTAAAATCGCCTATTGTAGCACCGACACTTCCAGACCCTGTGATAGCCCCCTCTGTCAAAGTATCTCCCGATACTTTGGTAATATTTATTCTAAATCTACCATTACTTGAAGGGTATGAAGTGCTTTGAGAATTACTATCGAGTACTAGTTCAGTTGTACCACTAAATAAATTTAAAGTACCTCCACTACCTGTCCAAGTTTCTGCCCCTGCAGCTGTTACTGGAACTGTATGGGCTTGGTTACTATAGAAAGTTGAAATAGCATCTACACCGTCTCCTCCAGCTACTCCGTCTGACCCATCTGCTCCTGCAGCACCAGCGGCTCCAGCGGCTCCTGGTTGTACGTGTCCTATAGTAATATGATCTCTAGCTAGCACTGTTCCAGTATTTCCTCCTTCTCTAATTTGTACCTCTATTTTGTCAGGCATATTAGCATAACTGCTTTGAGGAGTATAGGTATAAGTATTACTTGTTCCATTTTGTACTGAACTATTATTTAGGACGAAGTCAAAATGAACCGTACCAGTAGTATTACTTGCTGTAGCAGTAATAGTAGTAGTAGACGGGCTTGGAGATGCTCCAGAGGCATTATATGTAAATATATTTGTTCCTGGAACTAAATTTACTGTTCTTCCTGCCGCTCCAGCTGAACCATCTGCACCATCTACACCATCTGCTCCTGCTACTCCTTGAGGACCTGTTGCTCCATCTGCTCCTGGAACACTACCAAAGTGCTCGAGTACATAAGAGCTAGCACCTGTTCTTGTTATTTTTGAAAGTATTGTATCACTTGAGAAATCTGGTTTATAAGTTTGCTTATATGCAAACTTACTTGAGAATGCTTTTGTAACTACCCCTTGTACAGTAAGACTTGTATTACTATTTACTTTGTCCACATAGCCATACCAGGCTGCTGTATTAAAGGCTGCGTCATTGGTGCTTCCAAGTCGAATCATATCGCCTGGAGAAAAATCACTTGTAAAAGATGTACCCGAACCTGTGACTGTACTTGAGTTCGCCGTAGCGCTAATAGTACCACTTAGTAAAGTTAGTCCATTTGTAGAGGCTCCAACGTCCATCCACCAAGTAAAGCTACCTGCTGTAGTTGTGCCTCCCATATGAAAAGTTGAATCTGTTTTTTGTTCTATCGCTCGCCAAGGATCGCTGGATACAGCGCTTGTATCAAATACAGCATATCCTACATTATTCGATGTAGCGCTTAAGCCTGAAAAAGATTGTGTTCTTTGTGCGTGCGTAGAGGTATTTTGTTCTACTGAGTATTCCACACCTCTTGCATCTGTAAAAGTATAAATACTATTTGCAATATTATAAGCTCCCGCAGTTGTAATACTTATCGGAGAACTCATAGTTCCTCCAACTGATAAGTTACCTTTCGAAGTTGCTTTGACTGTTCCTGGTGCTTTTACTGTATTTTCAAAAACAACCCATTGAGATACAAGTCCTGCATTATTTACAGTTCGTACTCTAATATCATGAGTGCCCCCTTGTACGTTTAAGATTTCTAAATTTGTTTGACCACCGGGTACAATCTCTCTTTTATATTTCTCTCCCCTTGTAGTTACATTAAATGTATGATCTACTTCGAAATGAGAAAGTTCTGTATAAGGACTTTCGTAAGATTGTATTTCTGTAAAACTTACTCCACTATCATGTGCTTTTGCTGTGGTTCCAAGCTGTCCTCTAACTGCTGTAATATCATTACTGTTTTTTGCAGTCCAACGTATAATCTCTTCATTTGAACTTCCTCTTTCAATAATTCCATAACCTGTACTTGTTGTAGCAGCTGCTCCAAGAGTAATTCCTGTTTCTGCTGCCCCCAAAGTTTCATTCACAAAAGTACTCGCAACAACTTTACTGGATATCTTAGTTTCTACAGGAGCTGCCCATTCTATAACGCCTTTTAATGCTCCCGTTAAGTTTTCGTCTGTACCTGATCCATCTGTGTCTGTTTCTGCAGCTATTTGTTGAATACTAAAGGTTGCTTCTGCAGGGGGAGGTACTGCATTATTTATCTCTGCAAGTTTTGAATCAAGTAAGTGTTGCTCTACAGTATCAGGTAAAAGTTTGTAATCTTTTTCAACAACATCATATTTTTTATCATTGTAAAGAGCTGCTCCGATTGTATATCTACCATCTCCATCTTCACTAATACCCATGACACGATACTGTTTGGGTGTTCCAGATACTTCAGTATCATTTTTTCTTCCTGAAATAGCCCAGATAACTTCTGTATTAGGTGCAGAAGAAAACGCAGAAGAAACTGTAATATTACTCCCTGATGCAATAGTTCCTGCACTTGTACTAATTGTTTTTGTTTCAACTCTTGTATTTTCGCTCCAATGTAGTAAAACTGCATTATCACTATCGTCTTTTACATTTGACGCTTTTTCTTGAGTATCAATTGCAGCTGCGTCTTCATCGAGTAGTACTAAATCTCCTCTTACATATGCTGTGCCATTGATAGTTGCAGAATCTTCTTCTAAGTATGCTCCACCGAGTGGATAAACTAAATGTAGTTTATAAGTTGTATTTGCTGCTAAAGTTACTGCTCGATCTAAAGTTACAACTGTAGTACTTGTTCCTGCTTTTATTCTACCACTATACTGAACGCTGTCAAGAGTGTAATCTTGCACATTTATAATATCACCTGGTCTTATAAAAGCTGCATTTACAGAAGTGCTAAACTTGCAGAGTTCTGTTTCGAGTCTATCTGTAATAAGTCTCCACTTACCAATTCTATGTGCTTGTCCTTCACTTGTACAACCAAATGCATTTATGTCTGCTTTATTAATTTTTCCTGATTGTATGATGTGATCGGTGTCTTCAACAATATGAGATTTTGCTTTATACTGATCTTTTGGATCATTCCATTTAACAACTATTTGATTCTTTCGTATTCTTTCTGCTGTGCTTTCATATGCAAACTCTCCCTCTATAACATTACCTGAGGTGAATGTGTAAACGGGTTCTTTTGGTCTATCCTGTACAGGAACAAGCTGCCCGTCCATCCAATAACTTATGCCCCTAAATACAGTTGCTAAATCTTTTAATACTTTGTATGCCTCTGTGGGCTTATTAATATACGCATTACAAGTAAATCTTGGCTCAAAGCCTCCCTTCCCATCAGATACTAACTCGTCACAGTATCTTGCAATTTGATAAAGAGCATACTTATCTACAAAGTCATCATCGACTAAGTCCCCGAGTCCATACCTTTTGTCCCGAATAATATCATAAAATACCCATGCAGGGTTATTACAGTAAACTCTATCATGATTTGCATTACCTACAGCAAATGTAGAGTAGTCTCCTCTAAAGTTTCCATCCCAGTCTTGGTAGGCTGATTGATTTGTTCCATTTGTTATATGCCTTTTATACGAAGGAGAGCTAGAGTCCATCTCTTCTCTTGTGAGATAGTTTGTAGGTACTTGAATTTTTTTACCTCTTATATGATACCCTCTTTTTGGTTGCCCACTAAAATCTTTTGCATTAAAACTCATACCTGCGTATGCTGTATGAGGATATTTAAATTTGTCTGTAAGCTGTGCTTCTACAAACTTAATAAAGGCTTCATTCATATTGTCATGATGCCCCTGTGCTTTGTTTGGTTCGTTTATTCTTTGAAATTTAAGTCTCCAAGAAGCAAATGGCTTGTACTTCTCAATATTATGAAGGTACTCTTCTTGGAAAGGTTTTTTAGTTTTATTAACTATAAACCCATCATGTAAAGAAAGTGCCGATTGATCATTAAAATATTCATAACCTCCCGCCCTGCTATTGATTGACGCATCTGTTGGTCCAGTAAGCCTTACAGTTTGAGTATCACTAAAGTCTCCTGCCCTAGAGTACTCGAAGTCGCAGACAAACTCTACCCATGAGTTATATTCTGTTCCTGATTTTGTACTTATTGCAAAAAGTTGAGGGCACTCAATTACATATTTTATTTGATCTGTTTCAGAAGGATTAGGTACGCCTATATCACTGGAACTAATTGTGGTTGGACTAACTGAGCCCGAAAAATTACTACTTTGATCTAGTCTACTGCCATTAGGAGACACTACAAAACTCGCTGTTGGGTTTCCTCCATTGAGTACTTGCATTGGTCGTTGATGTTTGGTTCCCGTTCTAAAAGAGTATCTCACCCCCTGATAATTTGCTTTTGGTACAGTTGTATTATAACTAGTAGTTGATACAACAGGAGGAGTAATAATTGTTGTTGCAGAACTAACAGTAGTTGTTGCTGCTGTTGTAGTAGTGACCTGATTATTGGCTGCATCATATGAAGCAATAACGCTTACTAAATCGATACCCCCACTTACACCACTTACAGTAGTACTAATTGGCGGTTGGACTTGAACAGAAGTTGCACTTGTATACTGAACTATGAGTCCTATATATGGGCGTCCGTCTTCACCTGCTCCTGCGATTTGAATACGAGCAGCTCCTTCTGCCATCATATCTCCTGATGCCATACTTGATGCAAACCAACTACTTGAAGTCGTAAGAGTTGTAGTTCCTGCTGTCGCACTAAATATACTTGAGCCTTGTTTTCCTGCTCCTTTTATAATTATTTTTCGAGTTCCAGTACTAGTATCGGCGTCATTCAGTGCGTTACTTGCAACAGTTACAGTTGTGCTACCTGCACTTACGCTTGCAGTTGTATTAATGTCATTGCACGTTTTATATACATCTAAATCAACTAGACGAGTTCCATCTAAGTATATACTTGCATCTCCATCTACTAATCCGTCGATTTCTCCTTCTGAGAGAGCGTCATAAACAACAGCTGTTTGATGAGTCTCTCCACTCATTGAACGACTGTTTCTATTCAGACTGTTCATTGATGCTATTGCTGCTTCTGATACGTTTGCCATTAGTCTTCTACCTGATAATCTACTTCGCCTGAGCCTTCATTTGACCCGAGAGGCACGTTTATTCCTATTCCTGACCCGTATGAAGGGTTCATGTGAGCAGTATAACTTGTGTTAATATTTGCCCCACCTACTATCATTTCTCCGTATAATACAGGAACTGCTCCACCCTGTATCATTGTATTTTGTGGTCCACTAAATAAGTGCGAGTCGTCTTCTTGATCCATACTTCCATCGGGCATCATCATTTCTCCGAGTGTTCGAAGTCCAAGAGATGTTCCAAGTGTAATCATTGTCCACCCTGCTACTTTTGCTGCTGTTATAGCACCCCCACCAGCACCTGCTGTTGCTGCTGCACTTCCTGCTCCTTGTACAAAAGCATAACCAGTGTATATCATAACTGCTGCAGTTATAAGTTTTGCCACTTTACTTTTTGAACCTGCAGGTATTGGAGTGATTGTAATATCTTCAGTGCCCACTGAAAGCATAAGTTCTGATTCATCGATATAATCTTTCCCTCTTTGTACAGCAAAGTCTATATCATTTTCTATGCACTCTTGCATATACGGGCGATAGCCTTCTCTTTGGCACTCTATAAGTTTAAAAATATCGGACACGCGATTCACACTCATAGTCCACTTTTCTCCAAACCGTTCTCCGAGTTCTCCTTTTAAATATACTGTTTGCACTTTTCGTTCCTTAAAATTTTTGTTTTATGCTTTCCCCAAAAGGGATATAATAATTCTCTGCTAGATATTCTTCCCACCATATGATGAAGAATCAGATCGTCTCCTAAATATACACCACAATGATTTGGCACATCTGACATAATATTAAAATATAATAAATCATGTTTTTGTAAACTTCCATCGTCGACTTCATTCCAACCTTCATACTGCTCCCATAGATCTCCAAAGTAATCAAGTCCCTTATCCCACCAGTCTTCTTCAAACGCAAGTCGGGGCATTTCAATGTCAAATTTTTTATAGTATGATTGTACCAGTGAAAAACAATCATTGACACCAAATTCATAATTTCTTCCAACCAAAGGACGGTCTACTCGTTCTGGCTTTAAATGTTCTATTTCAATCTCAGGTATGCTAATTATATAGTAATCAAGATTCAAACCGTTACATTGTTTTATATCAAACTCACTTGGTTTTGCACTTGCATCAGGATGGCTGTGTACAACTGCCACGATGTCAGCTTTATGACTTGCTCGAATGTAGTCTTGCGAGTCGATTATAAAATCATCTAAATCCTCTGCTACATTTTTACAAGGAAACCATACTGACTTACCTTTTTGTATTCCTACAACACCACACCCCTCTCTTGGGTACTCAGCGTTGAAATGTTCTATTATATCTTCAAAATGTGGTTCTATTATCATTTATGACCTTGTTCTAGTTCCTGGAAACCCTCCAAAGGGTAATACTTCATCTTTTTCTGCAATCTTTCTACGTACGCTGCCATCTACAGTTGCAAAACTAGACTTAAATCTGCGCGAGCACCCTGTTACAGTTTTAGAGCATTGATCTCCAAGCTGCCAGTAAATATTAAAGTCTGGAGTTGATTTATGTGCGCTACCTATTTGACTAGTTGTTTTTACTTGCCAAAGCCTCACATGGTCGTCATCTGAACCCCTATCATGCAATACGTACTCATTGTAGTTTGGGTCTGTATATGCATTGTAAGTAGTGCTTGCTGAATAAGTGCTATATACTCTTATTCTTCGAAAATTAGCATTTGTATCTGATGGCGTACCAGGGCTGCTTGTTGTGACTGCTGCTTGCCAGTAGTCGAAAGAACTTTGCCCTGAAGTTAGACTACCATCTGTATTTATTTTTACAAGATTTGACTTTGTAACTTTATAGTAAAAACCTTCTGTAATACTTGAAACATTTGTATTAAAAGTAGCACTTGATGTTACTACTTCTTCGTCTTTTTTGTTATAGTATGAGTTTCGAATTGTTCCATCAGTATCCTCAATTCTGCTATAAGTATTCCATGTACATCCGCCGTGCTGATTGGCTATTGATAGCTCTCTACTTGCTCCTTGATATTTCCAAGCGCACGCATTTGCTACAACTTGTCGTCTGGGAAGACTAACTCCTGCTAAATCGAATGGTGAAGCTAGTTCAAATTCGATATGTAATGGAGTTTTTTCTGAGATTCTATCAATAAACCACATTTGCTGTGGAAACTCGATTGGAGGATTTGCATCTCCTGATTGTCCGATGCAATACTTGTATAAAGTAGTTCTTCTGTATATCTTTCTACCTAAAAGGTCTTCGTTTGTTAGTCCTCCGAGTGCGTCTCCAAAAGTTGAAAGAATATTTGCAACTCTTAGTGTAGGTCTATTATTTCCACCCGCTGCTTGCATATCTATTCCGTCTATTTGTATCGGAATAGCAGTATATGTTCTAGTAGTTCCCGGGCTTAGTCTATCTCTGAATTGTACTGTTGATAAATCAGCTTCAAGTCCTGAATGAAAAAACGCGTTAGTTCCAGGCAGATCTATCTCAAAGAGTTCAACAAATGCTGACCCTGGATCTTGCTTCTGTACATCTTTGATTACATCTGTCATGATTCATAAACTCTTGTAAATGTAGCCGAACAACCATAGAAATCTCCAGTTGTATATACTTGGCTCCATGATTCACAGATTACTTTTATAGTAGTTTCTCCACTATTATTTGAATCTGGAATTGTAAAATTAAAATTCGTAACTCCTGCTTTGTTCACAAAAAACGCAATAATATCATCTATCTCTTCTTTTGTGCGATTATTAAAAGCAACAGAATATTTCTGTGCTAAATTATTTATTCCCTTTGCTAGCCTTTGTTGATATCCGTCTCCAAAGTTTGCAACAAAACGAGTTGGTGTAGACTGTGCCTGCATCATTTTATCAGGTCGTCTGACTGTGCTTGTTAAATCTGTAAATCCTATTGCCATGATTAAGGTCCTATTGGGCTAAGTATTCCCCCTGGTCTTTGTTGTTTGAATAATTCTTCTTGTACTGCTGCAGATATTCCTTTTGCAAGACTTGCTGCCTGCTGACCATTATCGGCAGTTAATGATGAACTCATTTCTCCACCACCTGAAATATTTACAGTAACATTTGCAGTTCCACCATTTGACCCGCCTTTCATTACTACAGGAATTGCTCTACCGTCAGGTAGTGGTACAACTGCTTCATTATATTTTCCTTCTCCTACTAAATATGTAGGCTCTGTTACTACTCCACCTGATCTATAGCCTTTAGGACGAATTCCTCCATTTGCCATTGGAATTATTCCACCATCCGCAAAACCAAACCCCATTGCTTCGATCGCTTTCATTGCTATAAGTTTAGCAATAATTTGTGCGATTGCTTGAAGAACTGCTTTTGCCATATCTTGGAATCCTTCTTTCATTGACTTTGTGCCGTCTAGGACTCCCACAATTGCATTTCCCATTCCTGTTTCAAGAGCATCTAAAGCTGCCACTTTCAAGTTAGAAAGGTGATTCATTGTGTCTTTTATATTTTCATTCTTTTCTTTTATTGCTGCTATATTACGTTCTTCTGCCTCAAAGGCTAATTGAGCTTGTACCTTTTGTTCAGCACTTGCACTTTCATCTGCTAAAACTCTACTAAATATTTCTTGGTTTATTCTAACAAGTTCTATATCGGCTAAATTCTTTTTAATTTGAAGTTCTTTCTTTGCAAACTGTGCACTTTGTCCACTTCTACGAATTCTATCCATTTCAAACTGCCTTTGTTGTTTATTTGCTTCTTGAGTTCCTGCTCTTGTAGATAACCCTGTAAAAAATTCTCGTTCTCTACCTGCTTGTCGTGTCGTTTCTCCTAGAGTTTGCATGGATCCTTTGCTCCCTGTTAAAGGATTCCCCATAAGTTCTAATTTTCTTTTTATCTCTTCAGGTGATAAGTGTCCCCCTTTTTGATTTAAAGCTAGCAACTCTCTTCCTTGCTCTGTTAATAAATTTGCAGCCCCTTCTTCAATTAATCTATTTTGCTCTACCATTCCGCCATATTTTAATTTTGCCACTGATTGCATTAAAGAGTTGTTTAATTTAAATAGCTCTCCTTGAGCTGTTTTTAACTGATTTGCTGCAGCTGCCGCATTTAGCATACTATTTGTTACATTTTGCATTTTTGCTGCAGTATCGTCTGTAATTACTCCTGATTTTCGCATTTCAGCAGCAACGTCACTAAATCCTGCATGCACTTCTGACAAAGAATCTACCGAGGCTTGTAGCTCAGAGAAAAGTCCTGCTTTTGCAGCTCCTGACGCTCCTTGGTATTCCGAAACTCTTGCGCCAAGATTTGCACTTCTAGCCATATTACCTCCAAAAGTAGCAGTTGCAAGAGCATCCCCTAAAGTTCCAGGTCCCCCAACTTTTTCTTTAAATCTATCTGACATTCTTTTTAGCTCTTGATTTAAACTTTTTGCTCCTTCTACTGAAGCCATAAGTGGGTCTTCTTCTTTCGTAAAATCTGTGCCAAGATATTTATCAAGATAAGGTTTTACAAGATCAAACAACATTACAAGGATACTTACTATCATAAGAACAGAAAAAGCTTTGTTTATAAGCTTTCCTGCTTTTGACGCAGCCCTTGTCATAAATGCCATTGTACCGCTCCATATTGTTTTAATTCTTGTAGAAGCAATTGCAACACTTGATGTAAGTGTTGTCATCTGTCTTTGGAAAAATAATGTAAATTTACTTGCAGAACCTTGCATAGCAGCATATTTTGATTTTAGTAGTGCTACCTCTTTTTTAGTTGCGTTTGCAAGAATTCCTGTTCGTTTTGTAATTTCACCTGATATAAGCTGGGTTGTCTGTTTTTCAAAATGAGCAATTGCATTTGCTTTGCCTCGCCCTGATGTAGATACTCCCATCTTTTTAGATTGAGAAGTAAAAGCGTCTTTTGCAAATCCCGTTTTATCACGAGACTGTGCAAACTG